AATATTCTCCCCGATATATCATTAAAGTCCCTGCCCTCAAGTAATTTTTCCAAAGTCCACTCTTTAACGAGCTCCTTTTTCAACACACTCCTCACACCCTTGCAACCATATTAACAGCTTTTATTAAACATCAAATAATAGGTCCCTTCAATGGTTATATTTACTAGCTGAAGAGATACAGAATAAAATTTCACCAGGGAATTCTTAACATGCACTATAAACCACCCTACTTCAAAAGTATATCATTAAACCGCAATTTACAAAATCAACAACCCTCTTTCATCATAAACCGAGGTATCCGTTCTCCCTTCATTCCGAATACAACGATCTAGGGCCATGATTAAAGCCACTGCACCATCGATTTTCTCTGTGGATTTAGCTTTATCCGGTTTAATATTGCCGGCAGGATCAGTTTGAACATGGATATTATCCATCATCCAAGAAAGCACCGGATGGCCACCATGGGCAATTTTCCCTTCTAGGGTTAGTTTCATTAATTCCTTGGTAGGTGGGGACATATCCTTATACCCCTGGCCAAAGGGCACTACAGTAAAGCCGGCACCTTCGAGGTTTTGCACCATTTGCACCGCACCCCAGCGGTCAAAAGCAATTTCTTTAATATGAAATTGCGTATTTAAATCCTCAATAAACTTTTCAATAAAGCCATAATGGATCACATTACCTTTCGTGGTTAAAAGGTATCCCTGCTGCCTCCAAATATCATAGGGTACATGATCCCGTCGTACTCGTAAGTCCAGGGTTTCTTCCGGCAGCCAGAAGTAAGGCAAAACATAATATTTATCATCACCTGGTATAGGTGGAAACACCAGCACGAAAGCAGTAATGTCGATAGAACTGGATAAATCCAAGCCACCATAACAAACCCGACCTTTAAGCTTTCCTGTATCTGCAGGATGAGCGCATTTTTCCCAGGTTTCCATGGGCATCCACCGTACTGATTGTTTAACCCATTGGTTTAAGCGTAATTGCCTGAAAAGGTTTTCTTCTGCCGGGTTTTCCTTTGCACTTTGATAGGCGGCTCGTACTTTTTCAATGTCAATGGTATGGCCTAAAGATGGATTAGCTTTATACCAAACCTTCTCATCGCCCCAGTCATCCCCATCTTCTACACCATAGATCACTGGATAAAAAGTGGGGTCGACCCTTTTCCCCCTTAAAATATCTTCTGCCTTCCGGTGCACTTCGTAGCAGATTGAATTTCGATCGGTGCCGGCAGTTGTAATTAAGAAAAATAATGGTTGTTTTCTAGCATCACCACTACCTATCGTCATTACATCATAGAGCTGTCTATTAGGCTGGGCATGCAGCTCATCAAATACTACCCCATGAACATTAAATCCATGTTTAGTATAAGCTTCCGATGAAAGCACTTGATAGAAACTGCCGGTAGGCATATAGACTAATCTTTTCTTGGATAACACTGGCTTAATTCTTTTCTTTAGGGCCGGAGACTGCTCCACCATATCTACCGCCACATCAAACACTATAGAAGCCTGTTGCCTGTCTGCGGCGCAACCATAAACCTCAGCACCCCATTCCCCATCACCACAAGTAAGGTATAAGGCGACCGCAGCAGCCAACTCACTTTTACCATTTTTCTTAGGCACCTCTATATAGGCGGTGTTATACTGCCGGTAGCCATCCTCTTTAACTGTGCCAAAAACATCCCGGATGATCTTATCTTGCCAGGGTAGTAATTCAAAAGGCTTTCCATACCAAACCCCTTTGGTGTGCTTAAGCAATCTAATAAACCGGACTGCGTGTTCGGCTTTTTCATGATCAAAACCCACTAATTACGCACCCTCAAAAGGGTTTCCATAGGGTCATCTGAGGTTGCCGATTCTGTATCTACCCTTATCCGTGTTCTAGCAGCCGGGGTCAGTCCAAACTCACTACAAAAGTCCTTCATAATCTGCAGGTAGTTTCGAGCAATGGCCACCTGTGGCACTTGCTGGATATAACCCGATGGCGTCTTGAAGATAGTGCCATGTTTCGATAAAAACTCCTCGGCCTCCCTCCAGCGAGCATAAGCCTGGCAATAGCCGGCAAAGGCGGCTTTATCCACTTGAGTTAAAACCCCTATAGCCTCCAATGTTTTCGCCATCCGTTTCCATTCTTTCTTCGCTTCCGGTTCCAGCCATGACGGGCAGCGGGGTGCCTTTCTCTCTGGCTGGGGTTCGTTTTTATTCAGCGGCCTTTTCCCGGGATTTCCTTCTAAAACCTTTAGGGCTGTTGGTTTAGGTTTCCTTCCCCGTGTCGCCATAGCCTTTCACCTCCTATAAAGAAAAAAGAGCCGATCATTCAGCTCCTTTTGTAAACATTCTTAATCCTTCCCAGCTCCGGGGTCTTGCAGATAATAACAAGTCACATTTTCAAATGTCTCTGAGGGTATTTTGCTACTTCCTAATCCCCGGAAAGTTTAGGTTCCCTCTTTTTACTGCCTCGTGTTCAGCATCCGCCGCCTTTTTATATTCTGGATCCTCCCTCTCTTTTCCCTTACAATCCATACAGATACAGTCCTTATTAAACATAGACATTATTCTGCCATTGCTTAAATCTTTACCACACCTATCACAATTTTTTTGTGTAAAAAACTTATCCATCTTCCACCTCTCACTCTACCTCCACGTAATCCATAATTACAGCCAAGGCTTCATGGTAGCTGCCTGATTGGGTGACTCTTTCAGTCATCTCTTGGGCTTGGGCCGAAAGTCCGGCTCTTTTCAAGGTTCTTCGAGCAATACCCAGCAGATTAAAAATGTTGCCATCCTCACCGGTAAGTTTGCATCTTGGTTTAGTCATTTAGGCTTCCTCCCCAAGCGGATTTCTGAAAGCGCTATTACCGGAAAGATTTTTAAGCAATACCTTTCTAGCAACTTTATACTCATCACCAATCATCCCCAAGTTCAGAAGCCAAGTCCTAAAAGAAAATTTCTCATTATCAGTAGACCTTACCTTTGCGGCCAGATTCTGCTTTCGCCGCCGGGCATTAATATTGGCAAGCTTTAAAAGCTGGGTGGCTGCCTGCACCTTCTCCGGATTTTTTTCATAGGTGTCTAACCTAAAAACAATAATTTCATCATCATAGTCAAAGTCAATGTAAGGGCAGCTTACCCCTTTCATAGCCTCTTTGAAATGTTCTAGGGTAAACATCCTCTCCTGCTGCAAAGCGGCAATAATTTCCTCACTAACCAGGTCGCTTTTTAAATCCAAAGCCTTTTTTATTAAAGGTTGGTTGTTATAGATTAGGTGTAAAAGATTCCTTAAGCCCTTCCCGTCATAGCCTTCTAAGGGAATTTGCACATTCAAAGTTTCCAGTCCCATCTCCTCCTTCGAGCCACTTTCCAACAACTTTTCTGGCTCTACTGCCTGTCCCTGCGCATCTAAAATGCTGCCATGCCGGTCAACGGTGTAGTCACCTACTTGATAGGCAAAGCTGGGTGCCCCTAGATAAACAGAGTGTACTTCAAGGTGTTGACTAAGCAGGTTTACCAGTTCTTTTCTTGACATCGTACATCCCTCCTGTAGTTTTTGGTATGTATATACATCACTCAAAAACACAGGTAAGTCAAGGATTATATGGCATCTTGATAAAGTATCTTCCGTCCATCCCTAAGCAGGAAAACCCCATCATCGCCGGCAGATTCAACATATCTTTTAACGATTACATCACAGTATTTTTCATCCAGTTCCACTGCGTAGCAAATCCTGCCCGTTTGCTCACAAGCAATAATGGTTGAGCCGCTACCGGCAAAAGGCTCCAGCACAATGCAATTGGTCATGCTACTATTTTGTATGGAATAAGCCACCAAAGGTACTGGCTTCATCGTTGGATGCAATTCTGATTTTGTTGGTCTATCAAAGTTCCAAATGGTTGTTTGTTTTCTATCCGCATACCATCGATGTCTACCGGTGGGCTTCCAGCCATAAAGGATTGGCTCATGCTGCCATTGATAATCAGATCTGCCTAGCACCAGGGATTGTTTAGCCCAAATACAGACATTGGCTAAATGAAAGCCCACATCTTTGAAAGCCTTTCTAAAATTGAGCCCCTCGGTATCAGCATGAAAGATGTAGGCTGCAGCACCATCATCTAAAAAATTATAAATGTTTTTAAAGGCCGCAAGTAGAAACTCATAAAAGTTCGCATCATCCAAGTTATCGTTTTTAATTGTTCTTTCGTTTTCCCTACCCCCTGTATAATTTACATTGTAGGGCGGGTCAGTAACACATAGATTGGCCTTTTTCCCTGCCATTAAAACTTCATAGGTTTTAGCCTCAGTGCTGTCTCCACATACTAGTCGATGTTTCCCTAATAACCACACGTCCCCTATCTGGGATAATGGCTCATCTATTTCTTCTAAGGCTTTATCGGCATCAAAATCATCATCTTGCACATCTTTGTCATGGACCTTGCTAAATAGGTCTTCTATCTCCGCAGCGTCAAAACCGGTTAAGGAAATATCAAAAAGTTCCCCGTCTAATTCACCGATTAAATCGGCAAGTTTGGGCAAATCCCACTCACCACTAACTTTGTTTAAGGCAACGTTTAAAGCCTTTTCCTGGGTCTGGTCTAGATCCACCACAACACAATCAATCTCGTCGTGGCCTTGTCCTACCAATATTTTTAATCTCTGATGTCCGCCGACAATGTTGCCGGTCCTTTTATTCCATACGATGGGCTCCACATAGCCAAAGGTCTCCATGGATTTTTTAAGTTTTTCGTATTCCGGATCCCCTGGCTTTAAATCCTTCCGAGGATTGTATGTGGCCGGATTTAGTTTCTCTAGCGGTATTTTTTGAATATCCATGATTACATCACCCCTTTTAGCGTAGATAGGGCTTTTACCCCCCTCTTGAATTTTGCGAATTCTTGCGCA